GCTCCGGTGAAGAACGAGGGCTCTGCCATTGCTTATGACAATGCGCAAGAAGCTTGGTCTACACGCTATACACACGAAACCATCGCCTTGGGTTTCTCAATCACTGAAGAAGCGATTGAAGATAACTTGTACGACAGCTTGTCGTCTCGTTACACCAAGTCATTGGCTCGTGCTATGGCTTACACCAAACAGGTCAAGGCTGCTGCCGTCCTGAACAATGGCTTTAGCTCCAGCTACCCCGGTGGCGACGGCGTGTCTTTGTTCAACGCAAGCCACCCATTGATCTCCGGTGGCACCAACAGCAACACTCCTTCTACCCAAGTTGATTTGAACGAGACTTCTTTGGAAGCCGCCGTTATTCAGATTGCCGCTTGGACAGACGAGCGTGGTTTGTTGATCGCAGCCAAGCCTAAGAAGATGATTGTTCCCCCGAACTTGATGTTCGTCGCTAAACGCTTGTTGGACACCGAACTCCGCGTGTCTACTGCCGATAACGACATCAACGCCATCAAGCAAATGGGCGCAATCCCCGAAGGCTACACTGTCAACCACTTCTTGACAGACACCAACGCTTGGTTCTTGACCACAGACGTGCCTAACGGTCTGAAGCACTTCGTTCGTACTCCGCTGTCTAACAGCATGGACGGCGACTTCGACACAGGTAACGTCCGTTACAAGGCCCGTGAGCGTTACAGCTTCGGCTGGTCTGACCCTCTGGGTATGTGGGGTTCTTCAGGCACTGCCTGATAAACCGGAAAAGGGGCCTTGTGCCCCTTTTTCTTTTGGTGTATATTGCAACCATTCCGGGGTTCTCCGGTGTATCAAACAGTCCCGGCTGACGACATGCAGATTGATACACCTTAACTTGCATGTAAGGAAAAAACATGGCACGCACTACGTTTCAAGGCCCAGTCCGGGCGCTCACAGGTTTCTACGCTCAAGGCCCCAGCGCCGTTGTAGCAATCACTTCTTCTACCACTTTAAACCCCGTTGACCACGGTGGTCGCATCATTTCTGTGGGTGGCGCTTTAGCCGCTACAACCACTTTGACGCTGCCAGCCATCAACGTCTCCACCGATCCATCTTCTTCTGGCCCCGGTCAAGACCCCAACACCATCAACAACGAAGGTGTTCGTTACACAATTTGGGTTCCCACCACCATCACTACCAGCACACTGAAGATCGCCACCAACGGAACAGACCTGTTCATTGGCACTTTGTTTGGTGTTGACACCGACTCATCTGACGCTTTGGTTGCGTACAACGCCTTAGCCGCAGACACCTTTGACTTCATCAACTTGAACGGCGGAACAACCGGCGGCGTTGCTGGCACATTCATCGAAATCGTTGCTGTTGCTGCAAACTGCTATATGGTCACCGGCACTGTAAACGGTTCAGGCACTGTTGCAACACCGTTCTCGACTACCTAATCAACCCAATGGGGCTTCGGCCCCTGCTAATAAAGGAGTTTGATTATGACGATGCAATATGATGTCAAACAAGGGCATTTAAACCAAAGCGGTTTTTTTGTGCTTGGACGCAACCGGGTAAAAGGCGTTTCTTTTTATGGCGGCGGCGGAACTTTAGTTTTGTTTGATACAACCACGGCTCCAGTAACTTCAAGTGTTACTTACGGGCGTAGCGGCACGACTGTAACGATTGCAAAAACTGCGCATGGGCTAACAACCGGCACTGTTGTTGGCATTCACTTTGTTAGTGGCTCAGGTGGCGCTGCCACTGATGGAAATTACGCCATCACGGTAACAACCGCAGATGCGTTTACGATCACAGACATCAATACTGGGAATATTACAGGTTCTCCAGCAGCGCTTTATGTTAGTGGTGCAAATCGTTGGTTGTTAACCTATGAAACCCACGCAACAGACGAGTTTCAAAATGCTCCTCTTATCCCCGGCGAAGGCGTAGTGGTAAAAAATGGAATTTATGCCTACATGAGCGCCATCGATGGGGCGCAGATTTACTATGGCTAAATCCCCAGCATGGCAAAGAGCGGAAGGGAAGAATCCCAAAGGCGGCTTGAACGCCAAAGGACGAGCTTCTTACAACGCAGCAAATCCGGGGAAACCCGGGTTGAAAGCGCCCCAGCCAAAGGGCGGCAGTCGCCGCGACTCTTTCTGCGCCCGGATGAAAGGCATGAAAGCGAAGCTTACGAGCGCCAAGACCGCAAACGATCCGGATTCGAGGATTAACAAGAGCCTCCGTGCATGGAACTGCGCAGACGGCGGGTACGTCAGCAGTGCTGATGGTTGTGTTACCAGCGGCAAAACGAAAGGCAGGTTTGTCTAAATGGGACTGTTTAAAGGTATGAAGGGTAGTGTTTCGCCAGATGGCGGTGACAGTGGCGGCGGTGGTATTCTTGCTCAACTTTTCCGCGAACATTCCGGCGAATTGCAAGGTGGCGGTGGCGGAAAACAGCAATACGTTTACGACGCTAGTACGCAGCAGTTCAAGGGCATGAAGAATGGTGGCACAGCATCCAGTCGTGCCGACGGTTGCGCCGTTAAAGGCAAAACTAAGGGCAGGATGGTTTAAATGTCACTCAAAGATGTTCCATCTAAGGTAACTGACATAATCAATTCCGCGTTTGGCAGGAAGAAAGAAGAAGCCGCGCCCAATTACACCTATGACCCCAATTCACAGCAGTACACAAAAATGAAAAAAGGCGGCACAGCCTCTAGTCGTGCTGATGGATGTGCGGTCAAAGGCAAAACAAAAGGTAGGATGATCTGATGGACATCAACACCATTTGGTCTGCTGGCTTGTCTTTACTGATGGGGGCCTTGTGGTTCTTCATCCGTGAAAAGTTTGAAGATGTCAAAAGAGTTGAGCGTCTGCTCAACATAACCCGCGAGGAGATTGCCCGTGATACAGCTACTAAAGCAGAAGTTGCAAGACTTACTGACCACATTGACCAACGGTTTAATAAGCTTGAAGCAAAAATTGACCAGCTTATTCAAGCGGGGAAATAATGCCAGCGACAAGTCTTAAACAAAAGAAATTCATGGATGCTGTGGCTCATAACCCAGCGTTTGCGAAGAAGGTTGGAGTCCCCAAGTCCGTTGGTAAAGACTTCAGCGAAGCCAGCAAAGGTATGAAGTTTGGTAAAGGTTCAAGTGGTCGCGCTGATGCGCAGGCCGTCAACAAACCTAAAACCAATCAAGGTAAAAACGAACTTTTTAAAAGGGGTGGCGAAATGAAAGAATCTAAAGCGATGGTTAAAAAAGAAGTCAGCTTCATGAAGGCTAAGGGCGCACCTAAGTCTATGGTCAAGCACGAGATGAAAGAAGCTGGCATGAAGAAGATGGCAAATGGTGGCATCACCAAAGCCAAAATGGGCAAAGTACCTTCTGGCGGTGTCAAAGGCAAGGGCGAACATGCTGTTCAAAAGAGCGGTATCTCCAAAGGAACAATGGTCAAGATGTCTGGCTCTAAGCCATTGGGCATGAAAATGGGCGGCAAAACCTGCTAAGGAGTAATCATGGCGAAGAACGTTGGAAGATTAGCGGGCCTCGCAGCCCTTGGTGCTGCCGCGTACATGATGTCTAAGGGTAAGGACGCAAAAGGTCCTTCCGCGACTGCTGACGAAGAAAAATCGTCTAAAGCTCGAACAGCCGCGCAAAAAGACGCCGTGTCTGGTAGTCGCGCTGCAAAAGACGAAGATTACAGTAATGAAGGCTATAAAAAGCCAGAAATTAAAAATGAACCTGAGTCTGCTCCGGTAGTTAAACGGGAAGTAAAACCTGTTGATCTTCCACCTCAAGCCAATCAAGAAGATAAAAAGGACGCTCCAGCCAGTACTGTGTCTTCCTCTGAAGAAGGCATGAAAAACTACAAGCCACGCCGTACACCTAAAGCTAGTACTACGTCTTCTTCCGAAGCCGGGATGAAGAACTACAAACCACGTCGTACACCAGCTCTAGTAAGCCAAATTCCCGGCCAGAACAGAAGCGGTCCAACAGGCGGCGAGCGTGTCAGCGGCACTGAGCTTAGCCGCAATCTTTCTAATGCTGCCGCTGCTTTAACCCCACTGACTGGCGGAACATCAAAAGTTGCCACTGAGTTTGCGATGGGAAGAAATGCGACAAAAGCCGCTACCGCCGAAAAATTAAGCCCTGCTGGTCAGCGTTTAAAAGATACAAAAGATTTTGTTCGTGGTGGTTATCCCGGACGAGACGCAGCTGTAACCAATCCTATGGCTTGGGCTGGCGGCCCAAAAACAATGGAGAAAATCGCACAAGCTGAAGGCCGTGCCGCTGCCGCTGAAGCCCGCGCTGCTGCCGCACAAGCAAAACGCGATGCTAAAGATCCTTTTATGAATTTTAAACCGGGGTCAGACTTCAAGCGTGGTGGCGCAGTCAAGATGACCGCTTCTCGTCGTGGAGATGGCATCGCCACTCGCGGTAAAACCAAATGCAAAATGTATTGAGGTGAATCATGAAATATGCTTATACCGCGTCCCCCGGAAAAACATCAGACGACAAGTTTGAAATTGAAAAGCTAAAAAAAGGTGAAGCGGAACTTCGTGAAAGCGATGTACCTGACCGTAAAGCTATGCGTGTCATGCAAGGCGATAGTTTGTCTGGATTTATGAATCCTAAAGCCGGAGCAGGTCGTGGTAAACAAGGTGGCCCTACAGCCAAAGAACTTCAAGAAGAGCCAATGACCGCAGGGCAAAAGCAGTCTATGGAAGAAGCAAAAGACGAAGAGATGCGCAAGAAGATGAAGAATGCACCCACCACCAGAACGGAGATGGGCAAAGTATTCGCTAAGGGTGGCATGACTGCATCACGTCGCGCGGACGGCATCGCTCAGCGCGGCAAAACTCGTGGGACACTCATCAAATGATGGCCTCTCGCGGCATGGGCGCAATCAGGGCATCCAAGATGCCCGGGAAGAAAATCGTCCGCCGCAAAGATGAGCCGCAAGATGTGGACATGTACGCAGAGGGTGGGGAAGTAAAATTACATCCTCTAAACCCGAAGAATCCAAAAAACCCAAAGAATCCGAGTATGAAAAGCGGGGGCGGTGTGAACGCTGCTGGCAACTACACCAAACCCAGTCTGCGCAAGCGGATCGTGGCGCAAGTCAAGGCAGCAGCAACACATGGCACTGGCGCGGGTCAGTGGTCAGCACGTAAGGCACAGCTTGTAGCCAAGAAATATAAAGCTTCAGGCGGAGGGTACAGAGATTGAAAGCGCCGCAGACTTCCCTTAAAAACTGGGGCGACCAGAAATGGCGTACCAAGTCGGGGAAGCCTTCGTCAAAAACAGGTGAGCGGTACTTGCCTGAAGCGGCTATCAAGTCTTTGTCCTCTGCCGAGTACGCAGCTACAACAAAAGCAAAGCGTGCTGGCAAGAAGGCTGGCAAGCAGTTTGTGGCGCAACCCAAGAGCATTGCAAAGAAAACGGCAGGATTTAGATAATGGCAAATACTTCCGGTGCATCAAGTTTCAACCTTGACCTGACAGACCTTGTCGAGGAGGCGTTTGAACGCGCCGGTGGTGAGCTTCGCACCGGTTATGACTTGCGTACAGCACGCCGTAGTTTGAACATCATGTTTGCTGACTGGGCCAACCGAGGCATCAATCTGTGGACGATTGAGACTGGGATTATTGATTTGGTGCAGGGTCAGAACACCTACCCCCTGCCTGACGACACCATTGACCTGTTGGAGCATGTGATCCGTACAGGCGGGAACATAGCCTCAACTCAGGCTGACCTGACCATCACACGTATTAGTGTTTCTACCTA